CCCTCTTCTCTGCCATCCGGGAATACCGCAAGGCCCGCGGGAAGTTGCTGCTGGCCTTCATCCAGACCTTCGTGCCGGCCGGGACGCTGGTACGCATCGTGGGCTCGGCCGGCGAGCAGTACGTGCCGCTGGCGAAGGATTCGCTGACCTACGATGTCAAGGTGGATCAGGCGCCGGATTCGCTCGACTACAAGAAGCAGGTCTGGGACGCGCTGGGCCAGATCATCCCGCCCATGATGAAGGCCGGCTATCCCGTGCCTCCGGAGGTGCTGAACTTCTCACCACTCCCCTCTGACATCTCCGAGAAGTGGGTGACCTGGATCAAGGAGCAGGGCTGGATGCCGCCCGAGCGTCGCCAGCAGATGGAGCAGATGGGCACCCAGCTGCAAAGTCTGGGCCAGGAGAACATGCAGTTGAAAGAGCAGAACATGATGATGCGCCTGGATCACTCGGCGGAGATGTCCAAGATCCAAACCAAGACCATGGACTCACACGCGCGCAACGAGATCAAAGTCTACCAGACGCAGATGGAGCACATCAACCGGCGTATCGATGCCTTCGTGCAGCAGCAGGATGCCATGCTGAAGAGTGCCTTGCAGGCGCAGAAGCAGTTCTTCGAGCGCGAGACGAAGGTGATCGAGGCGCAGGCCGAGCAGCGTGTGAAGACCGCGAATCTGGCCGCCGAGCAGCGCGTGCGCGGTGCGCAGGATTCCATGCAGGCGCTCATGACGACCAAGGCGGCGCGAAAGATGAAGATCAAGACGCCCTCGGGCTCGGCCTACGAGGTCGAGTTCGAGGAGGCGACCAAGCACTGATTCGATTTCCAACAGGAGGGAGTCCAGATGAAACGCATCGCCGCACTGGGAGTACTAGTCTTCGTGTTGTCCACGGGGATCTGGCTGGCCGAGGCTTTCGCCGATGCCAACGATTACATCGTCACTTATCAGAGGTTCGACAGTTGGCCCGCGCCAACTGGGACTTGGCAGTGCGAGTATGCAAAGAAAGACGCAGCCTGTACTCTGGTCTGGGCCGACACTCAGCGGTATTGCACTTTGGCTCTGATCGTGAGTCACGGCGGGAACAGCTATCGCTACGATACTACCGCGCAGGCTGCTGCGCAGGACGCCAACTGCAGGGTCAAGCATCCTTACAGAAACTTCAACGGGCAAGTTACGCAGTTCTTTTTCTCCTACATCGCCACGACTGACGACGGCGATGGAATTTGAGTTGAGTCCGAAACTCTGATGGAACCCGCCGAACTCGCCGCGCTGGTGCGCAAATTCGAGGCCTCCGCCGTTGAGGAGGACCGGGAGACGGCGCGATTCATCCGGTTGCTGTTGAACCATATGGATCTGCGACCAAAAGTGATCGCGGATCTAACCGATCTGCTGCAGCGCATGCGTCAGGTAATCATCCGTGGCTGATTCCATCACCTCAGGCAGCTTTCTATTTCCGCCGTTATGGAATGGAGCGTGGCAAGTCCAACAAACCGGCAATCTTCTGCTTTCGATAAGCTCGGTGGCTTGCAATTCCACCTCGGAAGCCGTCGCATTCGTGGGTCGGGTCATGTGGGACGGGGCGCCTGCCTCCAAGATCATGAGCGGAGCTGGCCTGGCCGAGATCCAATTCCGCACCGGGCCCATGATCTGGCAGGCATTGAGCGTGCTTGGCGTGGGCATCCAAGGCATCGGTGCGACGACACCACGCATACAGCCGGACGGCGTATATGTGGTGTCTAGGACGATCACCTCGAGCACCGTGCCATTGGCTGGGAGCACGTGGATCACGCTCACCATGGCCAACGGCACGGCCACCTTGACGCATGGCGAGATGTACGCGGTGGTCTTCAACATGACCACGCGCGTATCGACCGATTCGGCAGAATTTGGTTCGGTGGCCGGGTATATTGGCGTGGGCAAAGGATGGCCAGGGGGCCTTCTCAAGGACGCAGCAGCATGGACCAACTCCGGATGGAACCTGATCGCCTCGATGATACTGAAGGCCGATGATGGGACTTTGGGCTGGTTTCATCGATCCATTCCGATCACCACGACCACGGCCGTCAGCATCAGTTCAGGCGGCACGAATACCGAATATGGCCTGCGTTTCGTCCTGCCCTGGACCTGCCAAGTTGACGCTCTGGGCTATGCCGTGCGAGTGTCAGGCTCCGCGGCGGATTACTCAGCGATTCTGTATTCGGACCCGAACGGGACGCCTACTACAGTGACATCGATCGCGATGCTTTCGGAACATAATCTAACTACTGGCCCGATGGTACTGCATTCGTTGCCCTTGATCCAGAACGTCACGATTACCGCCTCCACGACTTATCTTCTCGCGCTCAAACCGAGTTCGGCCACTCCAATCACCATTCAGTCCTGGGGAGTCCCAAGTGCGGCTCATAAGATTGCGTTCATCGGCGGCACTGGGCTGGCCCAAGGAACGAGAGGCGGCGGTGTTGGAGCCTTTTCGATGGATGAGACGTTGATCCCGGGCGGGTTTGGTGTGTCTATCCATCAGATCAATCCGACGACCACGACTGTGACCACGACCACGACGATCACTGTGACGCTCGCCGGTGCTGGCGGCATGCTGGTGCATCCCGGCATGACTGGCGGGATCAAGGGGTGAAGTACGTCTGGCCTGCAGGCTCGACCTCGAAGAGCGTGCTCGTCTTCGTCCAGGACAGCGCCTCGACTACGGGCGCTGGCAAGACCGGGCTCACTGCCGGCGCGGTGAACGTCCAGCAGATCCGGGTCCAGACCAACAACACAGTCACGATCGCCACCGTCAGCGTCACGAACCTGGCTCTGCTGACGGACGCCTATCTCTCGGGCGGGATTTTGCAGGTGGACGCAGTCAACACCCCGGGCTGGTATCGGTTCGACGTGCCAAACGAGGCGCTGTCGACCGGCGCGGTCACCGCCGGCATCAGCATCATCGGCTCGGTGTCGGCCAGCAACGTGGCCCAGCTCACGCTCGAGATCCAATTACAGAACGTACCAGTCGATGTCGGACAATGGGCCGGAAGCTCGGTCACAACAGCCAACATCGCGCTGTGGCAGACCGTGTCTGCTGCCAACGTGACGCGGTGGAATGGAATAACAACCTCATCCTCGGATATCGCGCTGAGGAATGAGATCAGCCTCTCCGTGGTGAACGTCACGGCTTGGTCTGGCATATCCACGAGCACCAACGATATCGCAATCAAGGACACGCTCGCCGCCGGGACGGATGTTACAGGTACCTTCGCCGTCAATACGGTTCAGTGGTCCGGTGCTTCGACGACTACCGGCAACATTGCGCTATGGCAATCTGTCTCTGCAGCGAACGTGACGGCTTGGACAGGGACTTCTGTTACGACTGCGAACATCGCACTGTGGCAGACGATCTCGCAGGTGAACGTCACGCAATGGGCCGCGACCTCGACTTCGGCTTCGAACATCGCGTTGACCGATTTCTCGACGCGGCTCAACGTGAATGTGCAGCAATGGTCCGGGAAATCGATCTCCACCAGCGATCTGGCAGCTTTCTCCGTATCGCAGACAGTCGTCAGTGCCGCAGCGGGCGGACTGAACGTCACGCAATGGAATGGCGTGACGGTGTCCTCCAGCAATCTCGCGATCCAAAACTCTGCGTTCAAGAGAACGCTGACCGAGACATACGCCGCTGACGGTGTCGCGTTCACTGCAGAGCAGGCCTTGTATCAGATTTGGAGTCGTCTGTCGGAGTTCTCGATCTCCGGGCAGATCATCAGCGCGTTCCGGCTCGATGGAACCACGCTGGCAATGACCTTCAGTCTAGATTCGAACGTCAGTCCCTCAAAGGTGGAGAGGGTATCTTAAGCGTCTCATTAAGGCCGCTGCACAGGTACGGCATTTACGCCTTCCGGCTCTTGCTGACCAGGCAGGATAGGCGTAAGTGTTCTGTGCATCGTAAGGATGTCCGTATTTGCAGTGCGGTAGTAATGGATTTGCGCGTTTTGAGTTAACGCTTTGCGTTACTACTTCCATGTGATTCGGATTGACGCAAGCTGTGTTTTTGCATAGATGGTCTATCGTCAATCCAGCGGGGATCGGTCTGCGCAATAATTCAAAGGCGAATCGATGCGCTCCAACGCATACGGTTGGACGCTGTGCGATGGTGAACCTCCCGTATCCTCGGCTGAGAGCGCCTTGCCATTGCCAGCATCCGTTTGGTAGCTCTTTAACGTACCGCCAAAAGCGAACATCGACAGGATCGAATCTTGGAGTTGCCAACGGATCGCCATGCATATACCACCGCTGGTAATGCTTTCGGCACAATCCCCGGCCGACGCATCGACTTTCGCAGCCTTCTATTCTGCAGTAGGAGATCGGACGAGCCATTTAGTTTCGATGCTACCGTAGCGGCCCTACCATGTCAATCGCAACCGTAGTCGGCCTGGGCTTCGGTGCCCAGAACCTGATCGCGACACTCGGCTTCGGTGGTGCGGCCGAGGTACAGCCGCATGGTGTCATCCGCCGGCGCGGCAAGCTCATCTTCTGGGAGTCGCCCGAGGAAGTCGCGCTAGAGGCCACCACGCAGCGCCTCGAGTCCTTGATCGACCAGCAGGCCCTGCTGAGGGATCAAATCACGCGCGGCGTGCCGAACCTGCCGGATCTGCGCCAAGTCAAGCGGCAGCTCGAACGCCGCATGCGCTCGCTCGAAGATGAAGTTCGGAAACTCAAGAAACGTCTTCGAGAAGAGCAACTCGCGGCCGCGCATGCGCGCGAGGAGTTCGAGGACGTGCAGGCAATCGCAATCATCATAGAGGAATTGTATGGCTGAAGACGGAACACTGGATCTGGGACTCGATACGACACCAGCAGATGAGACCGCCGCACCGCCTCCGCCTCCGCCTAGGCAGGATGTGGTGCCCCATGCCGCGCTGCATGAGCAGCGAGAGCTCAACAAGTCGCTCAAGGTGGAACTCACGCAGACGCGTGAAAAGATGGAGCGCATGGAAGGCACTTTCCAGCGCTTTCTGGCGACCGCGAACGAGAAGCCGGCCCCGAAATTCGACGAAGACCCGCTGGGGCACTTCCAGGCCGAGAACGCGGCACTGAAGGACCAACTGGAGAAGATCAATAGCCAACTGAGCGGCTTCCAGAAGAACAACGAGCAGGCCTCGCACATCCAGGCGCTCGCCGGCGCGATCGTGGAGTCCGAGCAGGAGTTCAGGCAAACCAATGCGGATTACGATGCTGCGGTGGCGCACGTGAAGCAAACTCGCAGGGAAGAGCTCAAAGACCTGGGTTACAGCGGCGCCGAGATCAAGGCCATTCTCGATCAGGAGATCCTGGCGCTCGGCGATCGCGCTTTGAAGGCGGGCAAGTCCCCTGCAGAGGTTGCCTATCAGATGGCGAAGCGCTACGGCTTCAAAGGAGAGAAAGTGGAAGACAACAAGATTGCGACCCTGGCCAAGGGTATGGAGATGTCGAAAACGGTGCAGGGTGGTCGCGGCGGCGGCATCAGCCTGGAGGATCTCGCCAAGCTGCCCGACGACCAAGTTGATGCCATCATGAAGGACGAGAAGAAGTTCCAGGCTTTGATCCGTGGCCAGATGATTCAGTGACCCTGACCTGGTCGTCTCAGAATTGCTTCGGCCGCCTCTGGCCGCAACAGAGGCTTCGGTTGTCTCCTCCGTCATGGATGACTTCGGTGCTCACTCCGTAATCGTGGGAACGTATTTCACTTTCACTTTCACGGAGTAATTTTCCATGGCTACTACGACCTATGGCGTAAATCATGCGCTTGCAGTCAAGGCCTGGAGTCGTCGCCTGTTCCACGAAGTCATTGGAGAGCAGTACTTCTCCAAATTCATCGGCGAGGATTCCAACAGTATGGTCCAGATGCAGACGGAGACCAACAAAGCCGCGGGCGACCGCGTGCGCGTAGGCCTTCGCATGCTTCTGACTGGGGCCGGCATTGCGGGCGACAACACTCTCGAAGGTAACGAGGAGGCGCTCACCACCTACTCGGACGACGTCTTCGTGGACCAATTGCGGCACAGCACGCGCTCCAACGGAAAGATGACCGAGCAGCGCGTTCACTTCTCACTCAGAGAAGAGAATCGCGCGGCATTGCGCGACTGGTGGCAGGAACGTTTGCAAGTTTGGATGGCGAACCAACTGAGCTGCAACACGGCTCAGACGGACACTCGCTACACCGGCATGCAGGCACCTGTCACGGTCGATGCGAACCACCTCGTCATTGCGGGCGCGACCGGAGCAACGGCCGAGACTTCCATCTCGGCTACTACCGTTCCCGGCACGGGGCAATACTTCACCTTGCGTGACATCGATGTGTGCGTCGCGCGGGCGAAGACACAGACCCCGCGGATCCGTCCCATTCGCTACAACGGGCGGGACGTATACATCATGTTCGTGCATCCCTATGCGGTCTACGCCTTGCGCAACGACACTTCGGCGACCAACTCCTGGGTGACGCTGCAACAGGCAACGATCCAAGGCGGCAAGGACATCATGGATAGTCCGATCGGTTCGGGGGCCCTGGGTTACTACAACCAGACGCTTCTGCACGAGTGGGCGTATCTCCCGAACGCAGTCTCATCCTCCGCCGTATCAGTCGGTCTCATCCGCAGGAACATTTTCTGCGGTGCGCAGGCCGGTATTCTGGCCCACGGTCAGGATAACGGTCCCAATCAGATGTCGTGGGTCGAGGAGCTTTTCGACTATGGCAATCAGTTGGGCGTGGCAGCCGGGCTGATCTCAGGCATGAAGGCGACGCAGTTCAACGCGCAGTTGTTCGGCACGATCGTTGTGTCGAGCTACGCGCCGACGGTGTAAGGAGGCCCTATGGCGACTTTTACTGCTTCAGAAGTCAATGCGCTACGGAGCATCCACGCAGGTCTCAACGTCGTGCGCTCGCGGTTTACGGGATCGGCTACGGTCAGCGAAGTCGTGCTGCTCGCTAAGATTCCGAATAAGGCGACTGTGATCGACTGGAAGCTCTCAGGCGGGCTGACCGGGGCGACTACCGGCACCTGGAAGATCGGCTTCCAGGGAACTGTAGTGGACACCGTTCGTAATCTGACCTTGACGGACGATAGCATCCATCCAGGTGCTTCGCTTACTTCTTCGGGAGTCTGCGGCGCAAACTTGGCCAACTGGAGTGTATCGGCCTCAATCATGGTTGCGAGCCGGGCAGCTATGGTTACGCCGTTCCGCATCTCTTTGTCGGATGACGCAGCCAATCAGTGGGCGTGGATGCAAGGACTGTTCACAGCCGGTTCCCAGACCGGCACGCACAGCTTGGATTTCATCGTCACGTACATCGTAGGAGACGGCAGCTAACTCCGGGCGCCAGCTCGGAACCTTGGGGGAGCCTTCGGGCTCCCCACTTTTTTTGAAAGGACGAGATGCAGAATCAGACCGATGTTGTTCCATCGCAGATCGTGCCAATGGTACAGCAGGCCGAAAAATATCTCTCCGCTCGCGAATACCAGAAGGCGCTCGATCTCTACGACCTGTGCCTCGCCGTGGCACCGGATAACGCACACCTGCGCTACTGCGTGGCTTCGCTGTATTCGGAGCTCTACAAGTCCGGGATCGCGATCTCCATCCTGCGCTCGGTGGTCAAGGAACTCCCGGATCACGCGCAAGCCTGGAACAACCTGGGCATCGCCTACAAGAACGCCGGGCAATGGGACAGTGCCCACGAGGCCTATTCCAAGGCGCTGGAACTCAACTATGAGCCACTGACGATCGTCAACATGTCGGGGCTTTACGTGAACAACGGGACGCCGCAGGAGGCCATCCGCTGGGCTGAAAAGGGATTGAAGCTGGCCCCAGCCGTGCCGCAGTTGCACAACCATCGAGCGCTGGGATTCCTTGAGTTGGGCAAGTGGGAAGAAGGCTTCAAGATGTACGATGGTCGATTCGGTCTGCCTGGCTGGCACAACAGGAAATACTCCGGGCCGATGTGGAAGGGCGAGCACGTCAAGCGCCTACTGATCCATGGCGAGCAGGGTCTAGGGGATGAGATCCTCTTCATGGCCGCGCTCGACAGAGTCAGGCCGAGAGTTGACGAGATCGTCATCGAGTGCGCGGAGCGCTTGGTGCCGGTCTTCGAGGCATCGTTCAACTTGCCGTGTTATGCCACCGAAGCGCAAGTGAAAGAAAAGGAGCATTGGGACGCCTGGATTCCCATGGGCAGTCTTTTCAATGTCGTGGGCTTCGATGAGCACAAGACCAAGTACCTCAAGGTCAGCAAACCGTATCTCAAGACAGACAAGTTCCGGATCGGGATCTCCTTCCGCGGCGGCACGATCCAGACTCACGAGCACCTGCGCAACTTCCCGATCGAATGGTGGGAGCAGCTCTTCACACACGAAGCGGAATTCATCTCAATCCAGTACGGGCCGGCAGCAGGCATGGCGAAGAAGATGGGCTTGCCGCATGATGAGGCGAGCATCCAGGATGCTCAGGCGCTTGTGGGCATGATCGCGTCGTGCGATCTGGTGATCTCTGTGTGTAACACCTCGGTGCATATGGCCGGCGGACTTGGCATTCCCTGCTGGTGCCTCACACCGTACAAGGTGGCGTGGCGCTACGGGATGACCGGAGAGAAGATGCTCTTCTATGAGAGTGTGACCTGCATACGCCAGGGCAAGGATGAAAGCTGGCAAAGCGTGATCCAACGAGCAAAGGTAAAACTTGAAGACAGCGGAATCAGGGAACGAAAGAAGGCCGCCTGAATGTTGATCACTGAGGACTACAGGCAGCAGAACGCGGAACTGCACAGGATTCGCCCGGACTACGGAGTCGGCGGGCACAAGCATGCAAAGCTCATCAAGGAACTCTCTCAGGCAATGGGCACGCAGGACATCTTGGACTACGGCTGCGGCAAGCAGACTCTTCAAGATGCCTTGGGCTTCGACATCCACAACTACGATCCCGCCTTTCCCGCAGTAGCCGATGCGCCTGAGCCAGCGGACCTGGTGGTCTGTTCCGATGTCCTGGAGCATATCGAGCCGGAGTGTCTGGATGACGTGCTGGACGACCTGAAGCGCGTCACCCGAAAGATGATCTTCCTGACCATTGCCACTAGGCCAGCGGTCAAGAATCTGCCTGACGGCAGGAACACGCACCTGATCCAACAGAATATGCAATGGTGGGTACCAAAGATCTGGGACCGCTTCGTGATTGGCTCCGTCCATAATCTGGGCGGTGAACTGATTCTGACTTGCGGTGGTGTCTTGTGACGCTGCGCATCTGGGTCGGTTGGGACAATAAGGAGGCGGCAGCCTACTACACGCTTTGCCATAGCCTTCACAAGCGCAGCAGCATTCCGCTCGAAATCGCGCCGCTGAACAGGAGCCTGTTGCAGGAATGCTTCCGGCGCACACGTAGTGAGCTGGAGTCCACCGACTTCAGCATCTCCCGCTTTTTGGTGCCCTACTTGTGCGACTACCGAGGCTGGGCGCTGTTCATGGATTGCGATATGCTTGCGCGGACGGATGTCGCGGAGCTTGCGCGCATGGCCTGTTTGCCAAACTGGTACAAATCGGTCTTCGTCGTCAAGCACGAGTACACGCCGGCGGACAAGCAAACCAAGTTCCTCGGTGCAGTGCAGACGACCTACCACCGCAAAAACTGGTCGAGCTTGATGCTCTTCAACTGCGAGCGCTGCAAGAAGCTAACTCCAGAGTATGTCGGCAAGGCGACCGGCCTCGAGCTGCACCAGTTCAACTGGACGACTGACGAGCAGATCGGGGAGCTGGGGAAAGAGTGGAACTGGCTCGTAGGGGAGTATCCTTACAACGACGAAGCGAAGCTCATTCACTTCACGCGCGGGGGCCCGTGGTTCCTGCCGTATCGCGATTGCGACTACGCGCGGGAGTGGTTCGATGAATACGGAGAAATGGCGGCCATAGAGGGATAATGTCAATCAACCAGCCGATCCTCAAGGTAGAGTACAAGGGGAAGGAGTTCCTCTACGCGGTATGCAACGATCATACCGCCTGGAGGGTGAAGACACTCATGACCAAGGAGCCCGATACTATCTCCTGGGTCGAGAGCATGCAGCCGGGAGAGACGCTGATCGATGTCGGTGCGAACATCGGCATCTACACGATCTTTGCTGCTGTGTTTGGCGTCAAGGTCATCGCCTTCGAGCCCGAGGCGCAGAACTACGCGCTGCTGTGCCGTTCCATCATGGTGAACGAGCTGGATGTGCCCGCCTACTGCATCGCGTTGTCCGACGAGTTCAAAGCCGACTATCTGTACCTTTCCGGATTCCTGCCAGGTGGTTCGTGCCACACGGCCGGCGAGGATCTCGATCACCGGCTCACGAAGCGAGAACGGCCTGCGGGCACGCTGCGGCAGGGATGCCTTATCATGCCGCTGGACAAGCTCAATCTTCAGCTAGATCACATCAAAGTCGATTGCGATGGATTAGAACACAAAGTAGCAAACGGAGGATGGCAGACCTTTCTGAAAGCGAAGTCGATCCTCTTGGAAATCAATCAAAACTTACCTGAGCATATGGCTCTTGTTGAGAGAATGAGAGATGCTGGATTCAAAGAAGATCCTGAGCAAGTCGAACGCGCCAGAAGGAAAGAAGGTGCGTTCACTAACTGTGGCAATTGGATTTTCAGGCGATGACCATTTACAGTACGGACCAAGATAGGCTGTGCTCATTGAGAAATAGGATCCAGAAGTTTTCTGAGGCTATCACCGAGACAGGGTGTTGGATCTGGACAGGAGTGCAAGTCAAAAATCATCCTTTGGGATACGGTCGGATCTGGTACAAAGGAAGATTCGAAGGCGCACATCGGGCTAGCTATATAGCGTTTAAGGGTGATATCCCTGCAGGTCTTCAGGTACTACATCACTGCGATATTGGTTGCTGTGTTAATCCTGAGCACCTATTTCTTGGGACACAAAGCGATAACATCAGAGACTGCGTTAAGAAGGGTAGGCATAAAGGGCGGCGACAATTACAAGCATCGCAAATATCAGAGCCACTAATCAGGAAGCTGGCTGGAGAAAGCTTCGCAAAGATCGGAGCAAATCTTGGTGTAACAGCACAAGCGATCTTCTATCACTTGAGGAAGAACAAATGAAGGTCCAAGCTTCTACGCAAGACGTAATCCAGCATGTGCTGGAACGCCTCGGCGTCGCAGTCACTGCCGAGGAGCCATACCGGCACTTCTACACGGACCAGGCCTTCCCGGACTGGTACTACGAGATGATGCTGGCCGAGCTTCCGTCGGATGATTTCTACACGGACAGGACCTACGAGAACCGCATGATGATCTCGGCTGAGGCCTGCGGAACGTTCTGGCGTGAGCTAGAGAGCTGGATGGGAACCTCTGACATCTGCGCGTTGCTGCTCAAGAAATTCGACCTTGTCGGCCGATTCGGCGCGAACGTGCGTCTGGTGCGGGACAAGTCGCCGTACAAGATCAAGGTGCATACGGACGTGAAGAGCAAAGCCGTGAGCCTGCTCTTCTACTTGGCGAAGAATGCGGACGTGCCGGAAATGGGCACCTCCGTCTTCGTCCCGAAGGAGCAAGGCTTCTCCTCGGACGGCACTCGGCGCTACGAGTTCGAGGACTTCACCAAGGTCTACACAGCCCCGTTTCTGCCCAATACCGTCTTCGGGTTCCCTCGCTCGGATGTGAGCTTCCACGGGGTGGAGCCTATCGATGTCGCACAGCGCGACGTGTTGCTGCTCAATATCTATCGAGCGAAATGATGCGCCGACGTAACTTCTCACAGGAGGCTTCAAATGCCCAAAGGAATCGGATACGCACCCAGAGCGAGCAAGGTGAAAGTCCCGACCGCCAGTCGCCCCAACAGCAAGAACCGCAAGCAGTACCGAGCGGGCGGCCCGACGCCGAACGCCATGAAGACCAAAGGGTACAGGTAGGAAGGAAGGCATGTCCTTACTGCGGCGCGCCGAACCTTAACTTCCACTTCCACAAGCTCTGGTGCAAACACAATCCGGAACGAGGCAAGCATGGCTAAACGTAGCACTACTGCTGTTTCTCCAGCAATGGTGGACAAGAAATGGCAGACGGAGGAGGACCTGAGAACATTGCAAAGAGCAGCAGAAGTGCAAGGCAGTCGCAGCAGAATGTCCGCTGCTAAACAACTGTTCCAGAAGCAGCAAGCAGGTCTCAAGAAGATCCTGAAACCGTAAAATGCCACTGCAAGGCACTATCATCCCAGTCGCCGAATGGCTGCCGGATCTGACCAATGATGGCACTGGGGCGACCGATGAGGACATCGTCCAGAACGTCATCCCGGACGTTGATTCCTATCGCCCCTGGCCCGAGCTGGAAGTGCTGACCTCGTCCCTGGACGCTCGAGCGCAAGGCGCCCATGGCGCCATCGATTCGTCGCGGAATGCCTTCGATTTCGCAGGCGATGCCACGAAACTTTATCGTGTGCAGTCGGTGACCGCGTGGGCAAATTGGAGCAGGACAACCTCGTCTACCTATACGATCTCCATCGATCAATGGTGGGAGTTCGTGCAGTGGGGCAACACGGTGTTGGCGACGAATGGGCTGAACGAAGTCCAAGAACATAGCCTGGGGACGACCAATCGCTTCGCCAATCTGCCGGGCGCTCCGCCTGTCGGCTACCATCTCGCGATCGTCCGGGATTTCGTGTGGTTGGGGAACATCGCTGGCTTCCCGCAGCGCGTCCGATGGAGCGCGATCAACAACAGTCAATCTTGGACAGTAGACGCTAACACGCAGGCGGATTTCCAGGACCTGCCCGGTGATGGTGGTCAAGTACAGAAGGTAGTGGGCGGGAACGTCGCTACGATCTTCCAGGAGCGGGCCATCTGGCGTGCGCATTACGTGGGCTCTCCTCAGATTTTCGACTTCGGCAATGGGCCGATCGAGCGCGCCCTGGGCGTTTTGGCCCCGCAGACGGTGGCCTGGTACGGGGACTTGATCTTCTTCCTCTCCGAGGGCGGTTTCTGCCTCTTGAGCCCCGCAGGGCTCAAGCGAATCGGATTGAACAAGATCGATCGGACCTTTTTCGCCGATCTCGATGCGCAGTACATCTACCGAGTGCAGGCAGTCATTGATCCGGTCGACAAACTCTACATCGTGGCCGCGCCTGGAGCCGGCAACACCTTGGGCAGGCCAAACCGGCTTTGGGTGTACAACTTCGCCATCGATAGATGGTCGCGGGTCAACCAAGATACCGAGATGGTCTGGCGCTACATCTCTGTCGGCTATGACTTGGATTCCCTCGATCCATTCGGCACGCTCGATGATCTGCCGGAGTCTCTGGATTCTTCCCTCTGGGTAGGCGGTCAGATCAATCTGGCGGCCTTCGATTCGAGCCATAGGACGGCGCTCTTTACCGGCGATGCCAAGGCGGCCCAGGTGAACACGCGCGAGGTGGAGATCGCTGCCGGTAGGCGTATGAGGATGACAAGGGTCAAGATTCTTGCCGATGGGCTCTCGGGTGCCACAATGACGCCGATCACGCGCAACGACATGGGATCGGCGAGGATAGTCGGTAGCGCGGTCTCGGCCATGGCGAGCGGGGACTATCCGCTGCGGGCGAATGCGCGTTACTTCAGTTTCAGGATCGCGTCACCGGCTGCGACGAGCTTCACTCGAGTCAAGGGCGTACAGCTACTCGATGGATCGGTAGAAGGGGATCGCTAGGTGGGATCGCTGGCCACTAAAGTCCCGCCGGGAGTACCGCTCGACACACAGAGTCCAGATTGGCTCAGCAAGGCCGCCTTCGTCCTGAACAACGCCCTGGCCGGGAAGCTGCACAATCAGGGCACGGTAACACTGAACAACGGCGGGGCCATTGGCTGGCAGAGCACGACCGTCTCGGATGCGCGGGCAGGTCCGGACAGCGTAATCCTGCTGATGGGAACCAATCAGCTCGGGGCGATCGCTTTGGATCAATGGTGGATTTCGACCAGAACCAAAAATGCGTTCACGATCACGCACGTCTCGACCTCGACCGCAACCTGCACTGCAGCCTACGCAATATTCGGTTGATGCCGTCCAGTCGATCTACGTGCCCCATTTCTGGGAGTTCGTGAAGCACTACATCGCCTCGCCGCTCGAGCATGCGAACGGAGAGATTACCACGGAGGACATCTACCGGAATCTGGTGGCGGAGCAGATGTACCTCTTTGTGGTGCGCCGTCCGTTGATCTGTGCTGCGGCCACGTGTGAGATAGTGCAGTACCCGAGGAAGAAGGCGATTCGGGTAGTGACTCTCGGCGGAGAGAACTTCGGCGAGTGGGGCGCGGTCTTGAACGATGTGCTCTTAGCGTGGGCAGAGAGAATCAAGGCCGACGGGATTGAGGCCTATGTGCGGGCCGGTCTCGTGACGAAACTAGAGCAGCTGGGCTACAAGCAAATCTACGTGGGGATGTGGAATGGGCAAGCAACAAGGAAGTCAGACGGTACAGACTAACCAGGCACCCTGGGCGCCTGCGCAGCCTTACTTGCAATACGCCTTGGGTGAGATTCAACGAGCCTATGGTGCCGCAGGTCCGCCGGGCACGCCCTATGCGCTTCCGCGTACGACAGGATCATCCTATGGGATGCGCGCTCCGTGGTCGATGGCACCAGGCACTCCCACCGGGACAACTGGTGGCTATGATCCGGGCGTCACTACTACGGCGGACTTCCGCAGTGCCCTGTTCCGCAGGGCCCTGGGACTTCCGCCGCTCCCACCGGCCGGGAATTTCGCGGGTGGCTCCATGCAACAGCCTAGGCAAGCCCCCACGCCAGGGTCTGCTTATCAACCATTGCGCGAGTACGGATTGGCGGACCTGGGGGCGGAGGAGCTCCGGAAGACCATCCAGGGAGATTACCTCCTCTCGAATCCTTGGCTCGAGTCGGTCATCGGTCGCTCTGCCGCGGACGTGACTTCTCAGTTCGGCGCTGGCTCCAGACTTGGCTCTGGGGCGCATCAAGATGCCCTCATGCGCTCTGCCTTGGGCATCCGATATACCGACTACGCAGG